GATAGGTGAATAAAGACCCCACCAGTTGAGGTGGGGCTGATAGGTTATTGGTTTAGATAATCTTCAACAGATACATCTGATTTCATAACAAAGTTACCTTTGTAAGTACAGGTATCGTCTGCGTCAGGGTGGTTAGTAAACTCTTCTTCTAGCCTCTGTGTTTCTAGCCACTCAGCCTCAGTTCTTGGTCTGCCTAAATTTGCTTTTGTGTTTTCAAGTTCGTTGTATCTGGTGATAATTTCTTGAATTGTTTTCATTGGAATAATTTGCGAAGTGAATAAAAAGAAAAGGGGTGTGAACCCCTATATTATTTGTTAGCCTTCATTAATTGTGTAGCTATTTCAGCTTTTGGCATTTCATATGGCTTGAAGCCAGCCTTTGCACGTTCTGGATATGTAAGCCAAGGATCATCAGTAAGAGTTGCAATTTCAATTAATGTATTTGCATCTGCGTTTCTGTATTTTGAAACTGTTTTACGCATTAGATCTTCTCTGCCACATAAAAACTCATCATGGTAATGAGGCTTAAGATTTTCGTCACGAAATATAACGTGAACTGCATACATATAGTTTCTTGCAGTTGTTGGTGTTCTTTGCTCTCCATTTGGATATGTGAGAGTTAGTTTTCTTGTTTTAGCCATTTGAATCCTTTGCGAAGTTTAAATAATCAGCCGATCTCTCGACCTCATGTACTTAATATATATGTATTAAATATATATGTCAAGCTTTTACCTCTAATTACCTCTATATGTTTTGATTCTGTAACAATATCTTATAGGTATTGACAGGTAAACAAAGGTAATATAATATAGATATATGGCTGAGAGGCCGTTCTTTCGCAAGGTATTTTAAATGACCAGCAAACTTGAATACATCATCTGGGGCAAATGTCCAAAGCTTACAAAGCATGATGATGAGATAATCCTTTACACACAAGCTACAAGCTACCAACACGCAGAGTATGTCATGGATCAGTTACAGATTCAGCATCAATGCACAGAGACAAGAATACAAGTTCTTGATCCAACAGAAAAACCAGACTTTAGCAAAACTATCTGTTTCAAATGACTACTACTAAAACACAAGCTGAAAAAGATCAGCACAAGAGAGACAGATTCAAAGCTCTCAGACTTCCAAGAGTCGAAGCCATAGTCAAAAGACACAGGCAGCTTCAAAATCTAGCTAATCAAAGCAACTACAAATTTACCAAAGCTGAAGCTGAACAAGTAGTCAAACTTTACGAACTTATGCTTGAAGAAGCACAAATCGCATGGCTTGAAGTTGACTCTTACAACTTAAAAAAACTATTTACTTACGATCAAACGGAGCTTGACTAATGCAAAACTTTTTCTTACTTATCGCTGGCATGGGGTTGTTCTATACAACCCTTACTGGAACTTTACACGACATGACAGTTGCAGATTGTAATGCTGGTATTGAACTCGCTTGTAAGGAGCTACAACAATGAACTTTAATCACCAACAATATGTAGAAATTTACTCAGCGTTAAAAGAGGGTTGCTGGGTAAATCAAGAAGTCAGACAAGAGCTAGTAGAAAGACTTGAACAATATATGATTCGAGTTGCTATGCACAATGACTTTCACCCTAAAAATACTTTGACATCAGCAAACGCTAAAGCATCAAAGGAGCAAAACAAATGACTTTTGAGATGACACGCATAAAGCAAAGGCTTGCTGATCTTGAAAAAGGTTATAAAGAACTTTCTTTCTGGCATGACCAATGGAAAAAACTCCATTTAAAAGCAAGTGAAGCAACAGTTAAAAACCAAGAGCTTCAAAGTGAAGTCCATGAAACCATGAAAATAATGACTGATTCAATAATGGAATTACGTCAGATTGTTCAAAAATTAGATCCTATGGCACAAGCAATGCTTGAGCTTACAGACAGGGTTAAAAAATTAGAACAAAAAAATACTGGTAAAGACCACCCCTGATCTCTACCAGTACTCCACCCATTTGTCCTAACACCAGAGGACACCATTACTATAACAAAATGGAATCTTTAAACAACACCACACCACACATAAAGTCAGTTGATATTGACGAACAAGTGTACAGATCAGATGGAGCTATTGCTGCCTCTGACGCAAAATACGCCATAGATCATGGCTTACAGGCTTTTCATACTTACAAGTATGGCAAGAACAATCCTCCCAGAATTGCGACTCCAGCAATGAAGTTTGGATCAATGTGCCACAAGTACTGCTTAGAACCCGAACTTTTTTCTAACTCTTATGCTTTGTTAGACGATAAAAGAACAAAAGCTGGTAAAGCAACAGCACTTGCTTTGCAAGAAAAAGGCATTGAAACTTTTACAACTCCAGAAATGGATACTCTTACTGGTATTTATAAGGCTCTTTGTAATAACGAATTTGCCAACAAATACATCATCTCAGATACCCTGAGAGATACCAGAGGACTAGCAGAGCAGTCTTACTGGTGGAAGCATAGGGAAACAGGTTTGCAATGCAAATGCCGTTGTGACTATGTGATTGATGATATGGTTATTGATCTCAAAACAACAGGTGAGGGTGGTGCATCACCAGATGTATTTACTAGAACTATTGTTAATTTTAAGTATCATCTACAGGCTGCTCACTATCTTCAAGGCACTGGAGCAAAGCGTTTCATATTTGTGGCAGTAGAAAAAGTATTTCCATATAGCGTGGGAATTTACGAACTGTCACCCCACTTTATTGAACGTGGGTATGAACTACAGGAACAAATCTTGTCTGACATAAAAGCTGCCCAAGAGTCAGGCATCTGGAAAGGTTACACCAACTATGAACCAGAGGGCATCAAAACACTTACACCACCTAAATGGTTATGACATTTACTAAAGAACAAACAGAACAACTTAATCAACCCATTGATCCTAAAGTTGTTGCCTTCAGACAGCAAGGCAGTATGCAACTTGCTTATTTAGAAAGCTGGTATGTAATTAATGAAGCTAACCGCATCTTTGGATTTGATGGCTGGCAGTCTGAAACAGTACAGCTTGATTGTGTGCAGAGTGATGACTTCTGTGTTACCTACATTGCAAAAGTCAGAGTAACTATTGGTGATGTAATCAGAGAAGGAGTTGGTGCTGGACATGGTAAAGGCAAAAGCGTGAACTTAGGTGATAAGCATGAATCAGCAGTAAAAGAGGCTGAATCAGATGCAAGGAAAAGAGCCTTCATGCAATTTGGTTCTCAGTTCGGTTTATCTCTTTATGACCGCACAAAAGCATGGAAAAATCCAAAAAAAGACAGAACTCCAGTTTCTACTCAAAATCTTACAGTTGTTGCCAAAGATGCAATTTTAAAAGCTGATACCAGAGCAAGGCTTGATAAATGTGCTGAGTCTTTAGAGGTGCGTTATGCTAACAGACAAATACCGCAAAATGATTACAACGACCTTTGCGACCTAATCAAAACTAGAAAGGAGGTGATTACAACATGACAGTAGCTGAGAGCCAGTTTTTCACAACAGAGCAACTGGCTTCAAGATATGGCAAAACTCCTCAAACAATCAGAAAATGGCGGTACAAAGGGTATGGCCCTGAGTTTTACAGACTCAATGGTTTTGCAGCCATTTATGGCGAACCCACAATTAGATACCAACTACATAAAGTCCTTGCTTGGGAAGAAGCAAACGGCATTACACCCATTGAACCTTTTTAATTACTATGGCTTACGAACCTTTTGAACCAGCTTTACCAATTCCTGTTAATTTTTCAGTACAGGACAACAAATATGAAGGTAAAGAAAAGTACCCTAAAAAACTACGTTTATTTATTCCTTTAGAATCTGCTACAGAATTTGTTACTCATGTGATGAACATGGTAGAACAAAAAAAATATCATAAAACTGGAAAAGTATATGATATGCGAACAGGTGAAAGAGAAGAAGTTGAAGGTATTAACATTTATGGCAACGGAAAAGTCGGTACTTTCGACTCAGACGAATATGGTGCTTATGGCACTATAAACCCTAAAAAAGTAAAATTAGAAGCATCTGAGGCCACTGTAGATGTCCCAGCTAATCAAGCTGAACTATCTGCCTCTGAAGATTCACCTTTTTGATTATGTACTTAGTAACTTTTCCGAACAATCCCTATGTAGGTCAGATTTTTTATCACCCAGAATCTGAAAGAACTTATGAGTTTTGTGAAACAACAAGAACAGATCACGAAACTGGAAATGTTATCGAGTCTGCTAGTTGGTTTGATATTACGGAAAAAGATTTAGTTCCTTGACTTTGAGGCATGACAACTCTGATAATACCCAGAGTATAAAGCTGCTCTTTTGCAAGAAAAAAGAATTATGGCTCTAGTGTTCTTGTCGTACTTTTTTGCAAAAAGTATTGAGTTCCCTTCGAGGAGTAAAGGTGAGCCAGCCTATAATAATGAGGTCATGAACCTTTATGAAGCGATATAGTCAGTAAGTCCTCTACTTCTTTCCAAATATAACAAACCTAATGCGATCCCAAAGGGTCGCTTTTTTCTTGCTTAGTCGTTTTTCTAGCTTAAATATATAAGCTTGTTGTGTGGCTATCAGATCAAGTGAAGTGCTTACAAAGTGTGCTTGCTTTGCATTTGTCTGCAATAGTTTTATCGCATAAGGCTTGAGAAGTTCTATGTCTTTTAAGTTCTGTATAAAAGTTATAGACTTTTGCACCTCAAATTCACCCTCAAGGCTGTAAGTAGAAGTCAAAGCCTTGATAATATCTTTCATTTGACTGGAAAGAGTTTTTCTTCAATCATCTTGACGATAGCATCATCAACGTCATTATCTGATTTAGAGGCTAAATCTTTTAAAAGCGACAAACAGGCTTTGCGTAAAGATTCACTCCTACCAAATTTAATAATGAGATTTACTAGAAATTTAGACATAAGTTTGTATTATCTTTTCCAAACATACCAAAGATTATTGAATCTTGCCTTCTAACCTACTAACCGCCTGTGATAACTTGTTTAATCTGTTGTATATATCAATAATTGTTTTTTCTCTTCTATTACTCATGTTAGATAACACCATCACAAAAGCGGTGGCTGCTGCTCCTATTAAAGCTGCATAAACCTCTGGCATTGCTTTAATTTACAATTATGCTTAGTATGACTAATAAATTCTAATTATGTCAGAAAAAGTTAAAGAATCAGCAGAAAAAATAAAACAAACAGAAGATGATAAGCCAGACTATCAGGAAAAAATCACCTTTTTAGTTTCTACTGTTGCACAAGCATTTATACTAACTTGGTGTTTATTAGTTTTATCTCTTGGATATGTAAAACTTCCTAATAAACTATTTGGCATAGATATTCCAGACCAGCCAAGAGTGGACAGCACTTTTGCTGCAGGTTTGCTAGGTAATATCTTGGGCGGACTTGGCATCAGCGTTAATGCTGCTCAAGGTGCAAAGAAAAAAAAGAAAGAAGAAGAAAACGGTGCTATCGCTAACAACGGAAGTGGCTACCAAACAATCATAATAAAACAACCGATTGAACTAATCACAAATAAACCTGATGTCGTACAGGTTGAATCAAATCAAACTAAAAAATTATGAAAAAACTTCTTCCCTTACTATTTATCGCATCAAGTGTTCCTTGCTATGCAGATGTAACTTCTAGCATGATGACATCAGTTCAAATTCAAGTTAATGCTGCTGGAACACAGGTTGAAAGACTTGGTGGTTCTTATAGTGCATCTGGCACGAATGTTGGAACTACTAATACTGGTGATGAGTTAGGTGGCTTCAGTGTAAACGCTACAACTGGTGCTGTGACTTTTGACTCAGGTCAATATTCAATAAATTCAAATGCTACAAACTGGTCTTTTTCTGAATCATTATTACAACCAGATACTATGCAAAGTGGTGATTTAGCTGTAGGCGAAGTTAATAATTTTGGTAGTGTTATATCAACTGAAGCTGGATCAGGAACAGGATTTGATGTCACTATTGGTTCAGATCATACAATTACAGATTTAGATGCAGGTGGTGCAGGTTCAGTAACAACAGGTAGTTTTGTAACTTCGGTGACATCTAACTAATGAATGAAAAAACTATTACTGCTACTGTTCTTTTATGTCATACCAGTTAATGCACAGCCCATCACACCTGCCTTCACTACAGGGACTGTTTCAAGCACCACAAATACCACTACTTCTATATCAGAAACAATTACCAGTTTTGACTATTCCACAGGATATGAATACACAGTTACAGGTGTTGGGGTTTCTATGGATGGTGACAGTATTACTCCACCTCCCACAAATATTAATGAAACTGTAAACGGAACTGTGTACACATGGACAGGATTAGATCTTTCATCAAAACCAAACTGGGAAATTACAGGAAATGCCTTTCAATTCACAGAAACCTACAAAGGTGCAGGGCTTCAAAATATGACGATTATCAACAGGCAAATAGAAAGCGAAAGTGTAGTCACAAGTACCTCAGTATTCTCCCAATAATTTTGCTATCACCAACTCAGGTGTTAGCTAATGCTGTAAGTCAATCAAATAATGGCTCGGTGACCAATATGGCCATACAATCCCTGACAGGAAATATGACCACACAGCAGTTTGGAAATAATATTGTTTGTCAGGGTGCAACGCTTACATTTTCTCCCTTTATTACTTTTGGTGCTAACTATAGAAAACCTTTTGATCATTACTATACAACTCCTTACTATGACCAGACAGATGCAAATGATGATGGTGTGCCAGACAATGCAGGGGTAGTTTTATTTGATCAACTTAATTACTCTGGTACAAACAAGGATAGTTATGCACTTAATACAGGATTTAGTTTGAATTTTACAATCCCTCTTGATAGATCATTGCAGACTACTTGTGAAGAAGCTGCTACAACTCAAGTAAAGTTGCAACAACAGATATTAGAGAACAAAAGATTAGACTGGCAAATCGCAAGGATTCGTGAATGTGGATCACTTCTTGCGAATGGTGTCCGAGTGCATCAAGATAGTCCATGGTTTAATTTATGTGCTGATATTTATTTAGAACCTAAACCAAATCAAGTTATTCCTCATACTCATAAAATTATTCCTGATTAGTTTCTTTTATAAATTTTTTACCTAATTTCTTAATGGCTGTCTTAGCTAAACTTTGAATTATAGGAACAAGAACCGCAGAGCCACCAGCGACCAAACCAATAACAGCAGTATTAATAATAATGCTAACTGGTGGTATATACTGCTCTCGGAAAGGGACTGGTTCAAATAATGCTTGGCAGATACCTTCGCTATTTCTTTCAAAACCAATAATCCTCTCTAGTTTCTTATCATTAGCATAATCTCCAATTCTTCTATTGGAATTAGGGTCAGGGCAATCTTTTAATAAAACAATATTATTTTCTTTATTAGGTGGAATTTCTGGATTTTCTCTTGGTGGCGGTGGTGGTGTATTTATTGGTTGTGGTTTACTTTCTTCAATATATTCTAATTTTTTAGGGTCATAGTTTATGGGTACATATGATGGGATTCTATGCCCTGCTGGACAGCTATAATAAGCTCCATTCGGATCATCAAATATAATTTGTGTATTTTTAACAGAGGCATCTCTGTGGGCTTTTGTACAGCCAGCCATGTCAATCTTAGGCAGGGCTATATTTAAACTTTGATTTGTTGTAGGTATATGTATTACTGGTATATCAGGAATAACAATCTGTGGTATTTGCAATCACTTCAATGGTAATGGTATAGATTCACCAGTTGTGTTTGGTATTCTTTGATTTAACATAGACGGCATAAGTCCCTGCACATTTTTTAAAACTTTATTCATCATTTTGGTTTGAAATTGATTGGAAGTTACATACTTGTAACCAAAGTACCCTCCACCAATAACAGAAGTTACCATTACAAATGAGACAATACTCAAAATTGAAAGCACTATCTTTTTCAAGTGTGCTTGTATTACTGCTTATTGTAGCTCTATCCCCTCTCTACGTCACTATGGGGATAATGACAAGGCAAATGCAAGAAAAGGTTAATTAGTCAGCCTCTTCTGGAACTCCTCCGTCAGCTTTCCACTTGAGAAACTCTTGGTAGTCGGTGTTTGCTTCATCAAATGGTATGTAAGTATCATCATGGTCTGTTGTTTTTGGAACTTTTATAGAGTTTGTGACTACTGTTCCATCTGTTAATCTGTATTTTTTGTAAGTGTTGTAAGGCATAAAATCTCCTATAGTTCAGCAGAACAAGTCCACCCTAAATTAAAGTTTGAATGAGCAGAACCACTTCCATTACCAGAAAAACCTTCTGTAGTCGGATTTTGTGCAGCAAAACTAACACTATTAGTTGGTGAAGTGGTTACAGTTGGTGCAGCCCGCATTTCAACAGGCAATCTTATCCATCTATCTGATTCACCATTGCTAACACAAATATGTGAATAGTCAAAACCTTTTTGGTAATAACGCTTGCAAAGCTGAAGCTCCTGTGCCAATGATTTAAATTCAAACGAGGTACTTACAGACCCAACTTCAAGCTGTATTCCTGTAATAAAAAAGTCATTTGAAGTACTATCAAAAACATTTACCTGTCCTGTAGCTCTAGCAGTAGAAGAAAATGATGCCCATGCACTTGGTAGAGTACTGCCAGCGTAATCTGTTCCAGCCATTAACCAAAAGAAAATTCTTAAACTTGACCCAGTGTCATTACCAAAAGCTCCTGTTGTATCGGCTGGAAAAGTTAAAGTTACTGCTTGCCATGTATCTGCTGAACTGATTGTATAACTTTTTGCAACGTGTCTAGTGTTATCGTTATCATATAATTCAACAACATGAATACCTGTTTTAGGGGATTTTACATGAAAGGAAAGTGTATATTGTTTTGCCTGTGCTGTTCCTTTGCAAAAAACCTGTAAATCTTGACCCTCTATTCTATGTTCTATAGCAACAAAATGCCCTGCACTTACAGTTCCGCTTGCTGTTGTGCAATCATATTTTAAACTATTTGAAAATCCATACCCTGCTGGAACATCTGTACTTTGTGAAGCTGTATATCTCATATTTCCT